CAGAAACGTATCCGCCTCCACCACCGGCACCACTGGTTCCAAAATAACAAGAACCAGAAGCTCCTCCACCACCCCATACTTGAGCAGTAATATTAGAAACTCCAGTAGGAATAAGAAAATTACTTTCTACGAAAGGAATTACTGTAGTGAATGGTTTAGCATTTCCTGTGGTAGGAAATTCATTACTCAAAAAAGTTCCACCACCAGTGAATAACATCTGAATAATAGACATAATTATAGACCAACTCCAGAAATTAAAAATGTATTAGTAAACCCTGGGCCAGATGGTTGTCTATCCACACATAACAAAGTTGCAATACCATTTCTAGATAAGTTTCTATTTGATGATACATTACTGTTTTGAGCACCTAAAATGAGTGCAGATCCTCCAGCCTGAATACTGATAGTGACAGTATTTCTATTTACGATTGTAACTGCATCTCCAACTTGGAAATCTCCATCCTGTATGGTAATATTACTAAGAACTATTCTAGACTTACCAACATCTGCCGATGTAATAGCTGCAGGAGCTGCTTCTGGTATTGGTTCTCTTGGTGGAATTGCTCTGAAATTGCCATTCAAATCAGATAATGTTCTAGTTGATGGATTATATTTTAATCCCCCTGCATACATTGTTGCCGCAATAGCAACGCCATTAATTGCAAAATCAACATCATCAGTAGGAACTCCGGGTAGATAAAAGCTCCTAGTATCTGTAAGGGGGTCAACTGCTGTAATAGCAATACCAGTGGTTCCTCCAATAGCAGAAAGAGAAAATTCTGACCAACTTATACCGATTCCAGTGTTGTTAAAATATGTGCTTCCAGTTGCAACTAAAACTTGAGCCTCAGATCCAATAAAACCACCACCAAATTGACCAAATGGGGACAGTGCTGCAATTGTCAAAATTCCAACTTGACCAAATGGAGTCCCATCAGTAGTTCCTAAAGCAAGATTTGTAATTCTTGCATTATCAATTGTTGCAATTCCAATTGTTGCAACACCGATTGTTGCAATTCCAGTTGTAGGAACAATTAAATTTTTAACTGAACCAAACCCAATCGTAGCAACACCTATATTTGCTGCAGTAATAGTTGCATAACCAATCGTTGCTATTCCAGAAGGTAGATTTAAATTAGTAACATTAAGATTGGGAACAGTAGCCACTCCACTCACATAAAGGTCATTTAGAGTGGATAGACCACTAACTCTCAACCTTTGCAAGATTCCTACTTCTTCCAAGAAAGAAGTTGTAACAGAAGATCCGACTGTCGATATACTCAGAACAACATTTCCGTCTATTTTATATACCTTATTAATTGGGAAAATATTAATATTTTCTGAGGATCTTAAAGAGTCTGTTAATGAATTATACGTAAATCTCTTCTGACTTGCTCCAATACCAATTTCAATTCCAGCATCATTTAGTAAAACACTATCAGATATTGTAGTCGCAATTCCAACTCTAGCATCGGCAATCATAACAACGCTAGAATAGATCTGTGTGGTTCCACCATCTACATAAAGATCGCCCTTAATTCTTACAATTCCAGTATCATCTCCAACTACTGCAGGATCAATTATAATTTCTGAAGGTCCACTTATAATTCCAGTAGTTGAGAACCCTAGACTACCGATAAAGATACCATCTGCAGTTGTCTCAAGTTTTTTAACATTATCATAATATAATTCTACTGCTCCATTAGTTGTAAAGACTGCATAATTTTCGGTCAATGAAGTATCTTTAAATTCAATGTTATCACCTGCGATTACTAAGTTCCCCGTTGGATTATTTTCAAGTATGTAACTATTGTTTGTTGCCGAATCGTGGTATATCGAAAGATCACTTGATACACCAACAGTGATTTTAGAATCATCTGGAAGAGATAATGTTCCGGCAATTCCGGTATTGCCATTCACATAAAGTCTATATTGATCATCTATTGCAGTTGTTCCAATTCCCACTGAAGTGACAGAAGAATATGCTCCAACATATACCTCACCTTTTTGTGGGGCAATATTAATATCTCCAGTATCAAGATTTGCAGTTAATACATTGTATTCCCCAGTAAAATCTGTTCCGATTGGAATTCCTTTTACTGTAAAAGCATTATAGTCTCCTGGAACATCCGGACTTACTCCAAACTCATCTCTTCTGCGAGTATCAATCCGAACTACTCCGCCAACTCGACTCGTATCTACAACACCAACCTGAGAAACGTTTGCTGCCAGACTAACTAACAACCCATCAACTTCTGTGAATAATCCCGAAGTGACAGTATTTGCTAATCCTGAAAATGTCATTCCAGAATCTGTAGTAGCGCGAGAACCTGGAAGATCGCCAATTAAAATATTACTTGCTTCTTTGTCTGTGATTAAATGAATTTCAGAAAGTGGAGTTGTTGTTCCAATTCCAATTTTTCCATCATTCTTTAAATTAAAATAAGGAATTCGTGGAGGATCGTTCTGATCTGCAAGGTCTTTATTATCAATTAAAAGAACATCACCAGTTCCTTTCTGCAGAATTCTAACTGCAGGAAAAGGGTCTCTTGAAATAATATGAACTCTTGCACCTATTGCTTGGGAAGTTCCAATACCAACAGTTCCCGTATCATTATCAACATTAAAGAAAACATCTTGAATTGCAGATGGATACGGGTCAGGAGGAACAGGTTCTTCTACAAATTGCTCTTCTAATAATTGGGCAAGATATTCTTCTTCATTTAAACCAGCCATAAGTCAATAATCCTTTAGAATGATAACCATTGATTGGGGTGAGGCAATGCTTGATGATAAAGTTTATATTCTTCTTTTAAGCATAGTTTAATGTCACCTGCGATTACATATCTATCAGTTAAATTATCTTTCTTTAAAGTTGAATGAATTAATTTACTGGGAAATATAACAACTGTCCCTTCATGAGGTGTAATTGTATAATTATCGCAATTGTATCGATTAAACTTCCTAATCAAATTATATTTATTCGTTGTTTCAAAGAGCGCATCTGCAACCTCATTCATATTATCTTTATTATGAACGCAAAATTTATCGGAAGATTCATCTGACGAAATGTAATAGCAAAAAGAAATATCAGATGCATTATGAGTGTGTGGTTTTAATTGAGGAATATCTTTGTTATGATATCCAATCCAAGATTTAGTGATATAAAACTCTAACTTATAAGAATCAACATCAAATAATTCAAGATACTTAACCACAGAACGTTTTAATGAATCAAAAAAACTTTTATAATTTGGATTTAAATGTAAAGAACTTCTTCCAGAATTTTCTGGAGTATCATTTTCATATCCATTAAACCAAAGAGTTTTTAGTTCTTCAAAATATTCGTTTTTAAATTCTTGGTGAACGTCTATTTCATCTTGAGCAACAACTATAGGAAAAACTTCGTGAACCTTCATATATCAAGTATTAATATTATATTCATCATTATCGCCTGGATAATCGTTAGGTGTCAATCCTTCATACTCAGGAATTAACTTATCACCGTCAATTCTTTCCGCATAGATTGTATAAAAACAGTCTATCGGCAGTCCACCATTTGATTGTAATGTAACTTGCTCATCATTCCAACCTTTTACAATTATATCTTGATGAGAACCAATAGGAGTTAATGTGACAGTAATATTTTTAATATCTACAAAATCTTTCCAATAATCTGGAAGTTCAATTGTGTTTTTATTTTTGACTCTACCACGAATATAAACATCATTGGAAGGACTTTCTGGACAAGTGTGTCTTAATCTCCAACCTTCTTTTGATGGGTGAGGAATATCAAAGTTTTTCTTATTTGATAATCTATGTCCACCACAGTTAGACCATACATCACCCTGCGCTTTTAAACTTCCTCCTAAAAAAATATCAGTTCCGGCAGTAATTGTTCTTGAAACATCTAAGTGATCAAAAATAGCAGCATTTCCTTTTACTGCAAGGGAATATGGAGAATGATTTACAACTTTACAAGCTGCTAAATTTCCAGGAATTACGCAAGGGGGAGAGTCTCTATTCTTATTTGGACCGATCATTACGGTTGCCCAAATAGAAGGAAATGTTTTCGCGTTCCCGAATATAGCTGGTCCTTCGGCAAACATAGATCCACGAATTTCATTCGGACCTCTTCCTAAAATTTCCGGTTTTCCAAATCCAAGAAAAAGTCTTTTTCCTACAGCAATATCATCGAAAGAAAATGCCATTTTTTTAATACTTAAACTACGAAGTTTCCTTTATTATGTAGTTTGGCAATTTTAGATGGATATTTAGATTTTTTACCTTTGGAAGATCCAGTAGCACAATCAACCAATCCACCATAGATGTCCATAGAAGCATCTGCCACTAGTTGCATAACACCAGAAGAGAAGAACTTACATACTGAATCGGAATTCAATCTAATATTCTTAGAGTTTAATGTAATATCTTCATTTGACTCTAAAAGAATAGTTCCAGTTTTATTATCGCCACCTTTAGCAATCAGTTGAATATTTTCAGCATCAAGTTTGATTCTTCCATTCTTTGCCTTTAAAACAATATCACCATTAATTGCCTCAAAATAAATGGAATTAGAATTGTATGGAATATCATCACCTGCCTTAACATTAAATGCCCCAGGGCATCGGAGGATAGTCCAACCAGTTCTATGAGAGGTTGCATCCAATGTCATATAATGACGATAATCATATCCACTTCTTACCATATAAGCAGAGAGAACATTATCGTTATGAATATGCCCTCTCTTAGTTTCACTATCTTTAGTTCCCTTTCTATGGGCGTGATAGTTTTTCCTTTCTGCCATTAGAATTTACCTACACAATCAATAACTGAAATTACTTTCTCTCCCAAGGAAGGACTCATAACATCAATATTATCTCCAACTCTATTTACCTTGAATACTGGAATCAATTCTGCATTATAACCAGTCTCAGTTTCAACAAAAATTTCAGGCATCTCAGTAAATCCTTCTGCACCTCTTACAATATTGACTCCAAGTAATGAACCAACACCATTGAAAATTGGTTCTAAAATTGCACCTAAGTTTGGTTCCATAACAATTTTATCTTCTGGACTATAATCAAATCCAGAACTGACCACATAGACTTCTTCAAGTTCTAATATCACGGGATATTGACCATTAGATAAAGTAGGTGATTCTGGTGAAATAGAAGTCACAACTCTATCAGTCAAATCAGGAGCAGTGATTGTTCCTGAGTTTGAAACTTTATAAGGAATTCCTCCAGGAATAACTTCAAGAATATTTCCATTTACATCTGAAATAGTCTCAGAAGAACCTGCAGGAAGAGTAACAGTATCTCCTGGATTTAAATTGATAGTTTGACCAGGATCATAAGGTCTATCATAATCTAAGGTCGATCTTCTTACTTCTGTTTGATCTTTTGTTTTCCATATTCTTCCTTCCCCACCAGTATCTCCATCGGGAGCAGGTAAATATCCAGTTCCAGGATCTATAATAATAACTCTCGCTACACCTCCAGCGGATGGAATTTGTGAATTAGTAGAAATTCCTGATGCTGGACCTTGAACTTTCTCAATTCTAAATGTGGCACCAGTTCCACCTTCAATAGTTACGACATCTCCAACCTTATAATCAACTCCAGGGTCATAAATTGAAATACTAACTATTGCTCCACCTACTGCATCATCTTCATCTAAATTAATATCGTCCTCAATTTCTATATTGACTGTCAATCCAGTTCCAGACCCACCTATTGTTGAAACATTTGAAGAATCTTCATAATCAACTCCCGAAGAAACTAAAGATATTTCTGTTGGAACTCCAGTAACATTATCATTATTTGGAGTATTTAAAGTATTTGGAGTATTTGGAGTATTTGGAGTATTTGGAGTATTTGCTGCGAAATCTGCAGCAGCATCAGTTGTGTTTGAAATCTGATCAAACAATGCTAAATTTTCGTCCCCCGACCAAAAATTATTTTGATTAGCTAAATTAACAAGAGTGGAATCTAAACCAAGTCCTGTTCCGGTTCCACCTTTATTAAAGTTATTCAGAACTACTTTTCCTACTGCACCCCTACCCTTTCCGCAAGGATCGCTAAAAGAAACAAAAGGAGCATCGACATAACCAGATCCGGGGCTAATCATATCAACTCCAATAATATCTCCAGATGCACTTACAACAGCGTTTGCTGCTGCCCCAAGACCACCACCCCCAAAAAAGGAAACCTTCGGTGGACCACATAAGATTGCACCAACATTACAAGTATCCTCAAATAAATCTGAAAAATCTAAACTCTTTAATGAACTTCCAATAGAATCTCCAAGTGAGGTAACTTGTCCAACTGCACCAGTAACTTGTCCAACTGCACCAGTAACTTGTCCAACTACGCCACTAGCTTGATTTGCTAAATCAACTGCTTGACTGCCAACTTTCTTTGCTTTATCGAATACTGACTTTAATTTTGCAAGAGATTCTCCATTATCCCCAGCACCACCCCACACACTCCATTGATCTGTAACTTGAGAAGCTGGCTTTGATTCACAGCTAAAGAAACCCTGTAAAGATTTAACAGACTCAAAAATATTTGCAACGGCATCGATTTTAAATCCACTAAATCCTTTTAAAGAATTTCCTATTGCACCTATACTTGAAACAACTCCAAGTAGAGAATTTAAAGGTGTTAAAATATTATCAAGAGCACCTTAAAGAAATCCTGCTATTTTTCCAACTAAACCACCAACAAAATTTTCAATGACGCAAGCAGCAACATTTACGATTTTACTGACAAGAGATCCTAAGAATTTTCCAACTAAACCAAATAATCCTTTAACTACTTTATCAAAGACACAAGAAATTTTATTTAATGCTTTATCCTTTGCCTTTTTTACTTTAGGTCTTTCATTCGGGAAAAAGAAATGATAAGTATCTTTTACTGCATTATTAACTCTCTCTACAGTATTTTTTCTTAATTCTTTAACGATCCACTTAACTTTTTCTGAGACAAACTTAGTTGCCTCATCCATTGCCTTTTGTATTTTTTCGGAATACTTATTAATTAATCCCTTTTGCTCCGTTCCGAATTTTGAAAGATCTCTTGTAATCAATTCTACTTTTTGAACTAGATTACGAATATCAATTTGCAATCCTTTAATCTGATTAGCGCCATCACGTCTTGGTTTTGCTTCAGGTGTTGGAATATTTCCTTCTTTCTTTTGCGACTCTTCTTGAGCAGAATGATTAGATTGATTTTGACCTACTGTTGATTGCTGAATTGTTGGTTGTGGATCTACAGGAGTTCTTCCTGGTGGTTTTACCTGTGTTGCAGCAACCTTTTCCTTTTTTTCTTTAATTGCCTGCTGAGATCTTCTATCTAATTTTTCGTATCCGTCAAAGGGAAGAAAAGGAACTTTTGGAATATTACGAGTTACTGTAACATATTCATTATTAGATAAAACTCCCATAATGACAGGAACTTGTCCATCCTCACCATCCATGAAGAATCCAAAGACAAAAGTTCCTTGTCTAAGTTGAGTAGATTCAGATGCTGTTGCTCCTCCAGAGCCAGCAGTCACAGGATACATTACAGTTGCCCAAGGTAAGTCATTATCGGGCAAAGCTTCACTATCCGCAGTATGATATCCCATAATTCGGACTCTATATCTTTCACCAAATCCCTTATGTTCGGAGTTAGTTAGTGTCCTTTTTCCAGGTTGATTGGTTTTCCACTTTGTGGCATCGGCAATCTGTCCGACCCACCAAACAAATCCGTCTCTACCTAGAAAATGTTTTTTAAATAATTCCTGTTCAATCATCGTATACTCTACACTCTAATGCATCTGGGTGAGAATCGCAATATAACTCTAATGGCGATGGGTCATGATTTTCATCTGGATGATTTACTTGATACTGTTCAAGTGCTTCAACTTCATCTTCAAGATGACGACGACGTTGTCCACTAGTAGTTGGGTTATTTAATTCATCAAGATCATCATTAATATGTTGCTGAAGTGTTCTGTCCATTTTACTTGATGGTAGTGCTGTTGAATGAATCACGAACAAGTGTTAAACTTGTATAAGTATCCGTTGGAGTAATCCTATGACATAAACTTGCAATTAAATAAAATCCTTTTGTCTCTTTATTTGGTTGTTTGTTGTTCTTTTTAGCCAGATCAGGAAAATCACATTCAATTATATCACCCGCCCTAAGACTAAAGTCACCTGGAATAACAATATTAGTCTTAATTGTATATAGTTGATTATATCTCATAATTGCTTGAACCATTGTCTTTGGTGCATCAAAGTTAGGTTGTTTAGGATTATTTTTCCAGGTTTCAAGTTGTTTGTCTGGAGTTTCTCCGGACGGCAATGCTCCAAGATCCAGAAGTAAATTCATAAATCTTGATGGAGTTTGTGTAAATTCATCTGGAACAAATAATATATTATCTTCGGCAGGTTTAATCTTATCCTTCTGATCGTCCTTCAAAGTATAATTCCGTATTTCGTAATCCAGTGCATAAAAATCAAAGAACAAACTACGATTAGCATAAGTTCCCATTAGAAGATTTTGTTGAAGATCCATGTCCCTTTCAATATCAACATATGTAATTTTTGTAGTATAATCTGTTTGACCTTCTATATTTGGTGCATTAGTATAAACAAACTTTTTACCGTCTTTTGGTGGTTGAGAAAGTAAAACATCAATAGATTTAAATTTAAATCCGTCATATGTTTCAAAAAAGAAATATCCAGCAGCTCCATTAATTTTTCCAGATGCCTCTGGAACACTTTTAGATGCTAACCAAGTGCAAACATAGAAAGGTTTTCTATCATTGCCTATAAAGTTATATGGAAGAACTGTTGCATCAATATCCAATTTCTTCTTTGTCTTTAACCCCTTTGGATCAGTTAATATTGTTCTAATGTTGTCAGATATTTTTCCATCATATCTTTTAACAACTCTGGATTGTTCATTTGCCAAAAATTCTCTTGTGCATAATTCTAAGATAAAAACATCATTAGATGTTCCTGGATTAACATTTTTAATTCTATTGATATAAAAACCATTAAGGTCAAATGTTAAAGTAGTTTCTTTTTCTTGAGAGTCTGAAAATTCTATAGCAACTCTTTCACCACCTCGAATAGGTATTCCATCTAGAATACCTATCATATCATCTTTATAAGGTTCTAATCCTCCACTGTCAGCAATGATAACACTCAAAGATAATGAATTGGATAAAACATTCTCATAATATTTTAATTCAACAATTAAAGATTTAATATCAACTCCTTTATCATTATCATCTCCATTCGTGGGGAAGATAGTAAATGTTTTAATATCAGAAGCATTAACCTGTTGATTTGACATTAATCTTATAACTTATAGAGTGCTGAAGCTAAAGCATGGCGAACAGAAAGCGCGGTAACTTCTTTATTATTTAACCCACCAGAAATAGGTAAAGGAGATCTACCACCAGATTGCCCTACTACAGATTGTCCTTGCATAGGTGGCAACATAACTATACTTTGTTTTCCACCTTGATCATAAGATGGTTTTTGTTTGAGTTGATCAAGATTTGCCATCTCTTTTGCATAAAATTCTTTTGATGGATCTCCATAGATTGTCCCTGAAGATAAAGCTTCATCAGAAAATCCTCCACCACCTTCAGCACCGGGCTGGGTTCCTGATTGTTGAGCAATATCTGCTGGTGGAGGACCACTACCTACAGGAATTGATCCTCCAAAAAATTCATTTAGAAGTGCTCTAACTTTTCTGGATCCAGCATAATCTTTCTCACCAACAGGACCACTACCTCCCCATTGATGCCCAGGAATATCAAATGCTAAACCGGAATAATGGTAAGAACCTGTTGCGTGACCACCTACACTATCAAACCCTTTAAATTCCGTGACTTTAACACCCTTAGATTTAAAGAATTTATAAGCATCAATCGCAGTTTGTCTATCACTAAAAGCAACGTGATCGTGATAATTATCAGGTGTTCCGTGCCCTGCTCTATCGTATGCTTTTCCTGCAATATTAGGACTGTTAGGATCTCCTGTTAAGTATTCTACGATTTTACCTTTAGTTCCCGACCCACCACCCTTTGCAGGATCTCCATAAATTGTTCCTGAACTTAAAGCAGAATCAGAGAAAGATGACTGACCTGAAGTTCCTGGTGCGGTTGATCCAGGCATAACATTGTGTTGTGATGGAGTTCCTGAAGTTTCTGGAACTGAACCATCAGGTTCAATCGTTCCGCCAAAAGGAGCTTCTTTACTATACTTCGATAATGGATTAAATCTTGAAAGGACTGCATTCTTAGGTCTTCCAGTATCTTGTGGATTTGTTGCTGCTTCCCAATGTAAGTGAGGTCCTGATGATTTTCCAGTGCTTCCAAGTTCTCCAAGAACAGTTCCTTTCTTTACTTTCTGACCTGCCCTCACAAAAGGAGGTTTATTCATATGACCATAAAAATGTCCAATTCCTTTATCATCAATCCAACTTACCCAGTTACCATATCCAGCAGAAGGTGATGGTGGAGAAGTTGCTTCAACAGTTCCATCAGTGAATGCTTGTAATTTTTCTCCTGTAGTTCCTGCAATATCAACTCCCATATGCATACCAGGAGATAATGCAAAGTTTCTCATTCCCATTCCTGAAGTAACAATACGACTTCCTCCCATAGCAAACTTAGGAAGAAGATGATGGTTAAATCCATATCCACCGCCCATATGTGATTTAATCATATTACGAATTTTATCTCCACCACTTCCCGGAGCATCATTTTGACTTAATTTATATAAATCCCATTTATCTCCAGAACCACCCCAAGCTGATGGTCCATAATTATCAGGATCCTTAGTAGCCCCTAAATCATATCGTGCTGGACTATTTTTTATCCCATCCTTCATAGAACCAACTTCAGCATGAGTTGCTACGTTTCTAACATTAATCATACCAGCATTCCAACCCCAAGATTTTGCAATATTAGCTGCTTCTTTTGCCATCGCATCATATTGTTTATGAGTTGGTGCTTGTGATCCAAAATTATTTTCTGTTGCTCCAGACATTCCTGCAACAGACAATCCAACACCATCACGATTTCTGTATAATGTATGTCCTCCTGGAGTACTAAAATTTGAATATGGGAGTATTTGATGTTTCTTTCCATCTCCGGTAAAAACTGCGTGGTATCTATCCGTATAACCTGCTGGATTATTCCTAGCGGCCACATTCCAATGCAGATATATTTTACCTTTTTTTCCAGCCTTCAGATCTTTTGGATCAGGAACATTTCCATTACCATTACCATTACCTCCCGGTTTAGAATTTGATGCGATTTTATATTTTTCTACACTTTTATTATATCTTGCTAAAAATCCCTTGGAATGAACATTCTCTTGACTTCCACCTGGAAGTGATGGCCATACCCCTCTTAATTTTCTAGCAGCTATCATCGGATCTTTTTTCAGATCAGCAAGAAGTTTTTGTTCCCCACCGTAAAGACTTGCTAAATATGCTCTAGTAATTTTAGTCTGATTTTCTGGAGAAAACAAATCTGTTTCATAATTTAATCCAGCTGCTTCTGTCCTTTCTTTTAAAACATTTGTGCCATCAAAAACAGGAATTTGTTGAAACGCTCCTAATGCCCCACTACCTTTAATTGCTCTTTGTCGCATTCCAACTTCTCTTGCCTCAGAAATTGTCATCTTTGTTAAATTAGGAACAACTTTCTGAGGATTAACAGAATTCCATCCACCTTCTGCTCCAGCTATAGCCTCCATAAAAGCTTTAATTTCTGGTGGTGCATCACCTGGAAGGCGGCCGCCACCACCACCGCCACCACCGCCACCTCCGCCGCCGCCACCACCGCCACCAGGAGCGGATGGGGTCTCTTTCCCCTCTTCAATGGAAGGGAACAAACCTTCTCTTGATTTTACTTCATAAAATATTTTTCTCTTTGCCCACTCAGTTAAATTCTTAGATAATGGTCCAATAATCCTTTTGTTTAGACCAGGAACGGTGAATTCATCATCCTCTAATGCTTTACCAATAGTAAATCCAAGGTCTTGAGCAGCTGCATCAGTCTGAGTCTTCTCAACCTTTGCCCCCATACCAATATCAATACCCATCTTCAATAGTTGACCTACAAAAGGTGTTCCTGCAAAGACAGAAGAAAGAGTCTTAAATCTTTCTAAACTTTTTTCGTCTTTAAGAACATCTTCTTTTGCTCTATTTTCAACATCTGGAGAAACTTTAGATGTTGCTACTGCAGGTTTCGCTTGTATGCTGGTAGTTCTACTTGGCATTGTTCTAGAACCGCCACCAACTCTACCCGCTGCATACTTTTGTTCAACGGGAGGAGCTGCTCTATTTGCTGATTTCGCTCCCGAAGTTACTTTATCATAAATCGATTTTCCTGCCCAATCACCAACTGCACTACCCAAAAATCCACCGATTGCTTTTCCAGCTGCTGCCCCTATCAGAGTGCCGGCAAAAGGAACAACAGAACCAATAGCTCCACCAACAGCACCACCAAGAACTCCAATAAGACCAGCTCCTAGTGCCGCGCCTGCTGCGCCAGCAGCTGCTCTACCAGGATTTTCACCTAAAGCAATATCAATACCCATTCCAATTAGAGCACCAACTAGAGGAACTCTCTTAAAGATTTTAGAAAATATTTTAAGTCTATTCAATAATTTTGATGACCCTTTACCACCAGCACCCGTTGTTACTGTGGGTCTATCTCTTAATGGATTTCTAAAATCAAATCCACCAGCACGACCACCTCCGCTGGTTGTTACACCAGGTCTCTGTCTAAATGGATTTCTAATATCAATACCGCCAGCACGGCCCCCTCCAGATCCTGTTACTTTAGGTCTTCCACCTTGTCCAGGTTGAGGACGTTGGAGAGCACCAGCCGCCGCACCAGCCGCAGAAGATCCTCTGCTACCAGGAGTAGATGCACCAATCAATACTGATAATGGTCCTTTAATCAATCCAGTAACAAGGTTACCAAATCTTGGGAATAATTTTCCAATAATACCACCAGCTTTACTTAAAAGTTTTCCAATTAACTTAGCAGGTGGTCCAATAATTTTAGCAGTTAATTTAGCAACAGTCTTTATTTGTTTAGGAAATACTGTTGTTAATGTAATAATTCCAAGTCTTAATACTTGCCAAGTATTTGACAATCCTTTTGAAATGACCCCAAACACTTTACCGATTTGAGGTATATAATTCCATAAGAAATTTAATAGGCTTCCAATTAGAACATTGCTAATAAAATTCCAAATCATATCGAAAAGACTTAACTTTTTCTTTGGAATTTTTAGTTTTCCACCTCCATCTTTTTTGGGTGTCTTTTTTTCAAGATCCGATTCTTTTTCAGATGCTTTTTGTTTGCTTCTTAAAATTCTTTGATTTCTTTGATCTCTTAAAGTATTTGCTAAATTAGTTCCTAGAACTCCTTTAATCTTAATCAGAGTTTCTTTAATTGCTGTTAATTCTGTAATTAAATCTCCACCATCTGTCTTTTTATCAGAAGAGGTTGCTGGTGCCGATCCTTGAGATCTAACAATAGAAGTCGATTTAGTCTTAACTAATGCACCACCACCTCCACCTTTAGAACCTTGTGGGATTAATTTTCTTGTTGATACTTGTTTATTATCCTTTTTGCCTTTACCAAGACCACCAAGTGCAGATTTTACTAGAGTGCCCCCAATTCCTCTTACAGCAGCACCACCAAGCCCTCTCAATAATCCTCTACCACCTCCCCTAACAGCAGCACCACCAAGACCTCTCATCAATCCACCACCAGCACCCCTTACTGCTGTAGACCTAACTAATGCACCACCACCGCCCCTGACAGCAGCACCTGCGGCACCTCTAACTGCCGCTCCACCTAGTGCTCTTAATGCTAAACCGCCGAGTAAAGGAAGCATCTTCTATTCTCCTACATTCCCCAGATGTTATAAATTGCAGCAGTTGTGATAATATTATGCTCACTGCTATCATAAGAATTAAAATACACAATTGGAGTTGATCCAGATTTTGTAGTTCCCGAGTTTGCAGTTCCTCCTTTTCCAATAGATGGTAATGGCAACATAGATACGCTTGGTTGACTATCAGGAGTGCCTGGTATAGTAGGAGGTTTCCCAGGTGCAATAGAGGGGGAAGTTACGGGTGAAGCAACAGCAGTTGATGCTCCACCTTGCTTTGCTAAAATGGATGCTATTAATACTTTCTTTTCTAATACTTCTCCAGTAAGTCCTTGTGCTTTACCTTCTTCTCTAGCTCTTGTAGCAGCTTCAAAAACTGCTGGATTAGATGCTCCAGGTTTTGTTGGATCTAACATTTTACTTAATTGATCCAATGACATTTTATTAAGTTGATCTTCAGATAATGATGCAGATGATGATGGTGAAGAAGGAATTAATGGTGTTGATGGTTGAGATGGAGTTGATTTCTTAGGTTCTCCTGTTTCACTTTGAGGATTTCTAGATCCAGATCCAGTGGGTCCATTAGGTCCAGTGGGAATTAGTGGAGTGGATGGACTTACATAAGAGTCTTTTGCGGGGTCTCCATAAATTGTTCCTGAAGTCAACGCAGCATCAGAAAAACCAGGAGCGGCAGGAGCATCTGCCGCTGGAGAATCTGTAGATGTAGATTGATAATCCGCTGGATTATCAACGGCAACAGGTTGTTGTTTTAATGCCTCTGGGGCCCCGTGCTTAGAACCAGGCATCCAAGATCCGTTTGCTTTTGCAATTGCAAAGTCGACAGCTGCTCTAGATGCCATCGTCCTGGCCGTTTCATCAGATGTTCCAGGCCGTTTTTTCCATACGGCATAATTTGATTGATATGCTTGATTATACCAATAAGAAACTACAGCTTGGTCATCTAATTTTATTTGAATATTTTTTATATTTTTATCAATATCCTTCTGACTTACATTATTGTTTAACGCAAATACTTTATATTCATTTATTAGATATTCCCTAACATTTGCAGAGTTAAGAACATTTTGACCTTCGTCACTGGAAGGATCTACTCCAAGTTTTGTATCATTATGTCCACTAAAAGTGCTAGCCCAATGCGCCTTAACCAACTTATTAATTTGTTTTATTGTAAATGTGGATCCATTCTGAGATACTCTTAATGTGTATCCCTTTGGTGGACTTCCTACAGGGATGTATTTCGTAGAAAAAGTTCCTTTTTTATATTTCTCTGGATCGTAAATTTCTCCATTTACTATAAGTTGTCCATTTTTACTACGATTTACTGAAGGTTTTTTAACTTGAGATGGACTAGGACTAGGACTAGGTTTAGGACTGGGACTAGGGCTAGGTTTCGGACTAGGACCGCCAACTTGCCCTCCAGTTGATTTTGCCTCAATTTTAATATCTCCAAGATTAGCAACTCTTCTTGATGTTGAGCCGCCAAACATCTTATTAACTTTATCTAAGTATTCTGCTCCACCCAACCATTCAGCTGCACCAGGTTTTAAAATATATTCACCTAAAGATAACGCAGTCAAGAATTTATCTGGACCTAATCCAGAAATATCATATGAAGTTGTTTTGGAATTTACAATTCCACCGTATTCTGATGCAACATCACTAAAAGGATTCTTCTTTTCTCTTGGTTTTGAGACAGAACCTGCAGTGTTCATCTGAAGAACAGGAGTCTGTGGTGTAATTTGCCCTCCTGTAAATTTAAGTTGAACCTGTGGTTGAGCCTGTGGTTGTGGAGGTTGTTTTGGGTTTACTTGTTGTGGTTGAGGTTGAGGTTGTGGTGGGTTTTGTTGTCCAGTAATATTAGGTGCTTGAAGTACTGGAGCTTGTGGTATGTTCGGAATGTTTGCCTGCCCTATCTGAGGAGATCCAGGCAACATTTTTAATGCAGCATTCAAAAGACCAATCATGCCATTCAATGCAGAATTAATTGTATCGATAAAAGTTCTCACTGGTTGAACAACCATTTTATCAATAAATTGAATAACTGTATTAAAAAATCCAGTTATACCATCAATCAAACCCTGTATAGGTTTGAGAAGTATCATAGGATTTTCAAAAACAGACCAAAGAAAATTAATTGCAGACCCCAAAAGAACCATCAATATAAAGTTCTTAATCTTGTCAAAAATACTAGTGAAAGGTTTAGCAATTGCTTCTATTAAACCAGAAGCTCTTTTCTCATCTTTTTTATTTTCTAAACCTTGTTCTTTAGATCTTTTTCCACTCTTTTCAGATTCTCTTCTGAATAATTCAGAATTTTTTTTATCAGCAGAAGATTGCTTTTGTAAAACTGAAAGAATACTTTCGGTTAATCCTCTAATTTCTTTTACAATATCAAGTAAAGGTCCATTTAAAAACTTTTCTATTTCTCCAATCTTTTTTGAATTATCATCTATTTGTTCTTCTTGTTCTTGGTCTTGCTCTGATTCTGGTGGTTGATACTTTGCCAAAGAAACTCCAGAACCTGGCAATAACTTGGCAGGATCTGTTACTGGTTTTTGATTTGCCCCTTCACCCTGAGGTTTCTTATTGAAAAAAGAATCTACATTTATTCCTTTTTTGGATGTAGTAAATGTAGCACCCTTTAAATCTCTTACTCTTTTTCTTTCATTCGCAAGTTTTGCTAAATCTTCTGGAGATAACTTTGACTTTTCATCGAAAGCACCTTTTGCAATTGCTTCCTTCATCAAAGTCAAATATTCATCTTGGTCTAAGTCAAAGTTATCCTCTAACCCAAGAATTTTGGCAACCTCAGGATCTACTTCTTCTATTTGTTTTTTAGTAGGATCCTCGACTGACATTTATTGTTTTTGCTGTTGTTTTTGCCTTTCTTCTTCTAGATGCTGCTCTAGTAACATAACATAAACGTCACGTTCCCAAGGCATCATATTTTCAATTTCGGTCAATGAATATTTATGATACTGCATCAAAGCAAAATTCAACTTATAATAATTCTCAAGGTCCATATGGACCATTGCTACGCGAAAAAACTTGATAGCCCTTCAAGAACAACAGTGCTTTCAACATTTGTATTTGGGTTTGTAATCTTAACTTCATGAGAAAGTTTAGGCATTGTTTCAAAGAACTTTTCAATTTGTTTAAATTGTGATGAGTTCATTTGATCTAAGAAATCAACAAGTTCTTTCTTAGTCACATCTGATGAAGACCAAACTTCTTCTGCGTTATAAATCTTAGCAATACAAGAAACAATCAAATCAAAAGACTGATCCATATTATTTCCAGAAGAGAAATCAAAATTACTCTTAATGAACTGATCTAATGAAGGATATTTCATTTCCATCATCAAAGTATCATCAATCTTAATTTGATTAGTGTGCTCCTCATTTTTCTTGACTTGGATATCATCTACAGCAATTTTAGTTAATACTGTAGTCTCACCATCATCTGGACAAATTAAATTAACTTCAATCTCTTCACCAACTGATTTTCCGCGAATGTTAAGGAACAAATATTCAATATCGAATGTAGGTAGAGTCTCAACTTTAATTCCTTTTGATTGAATGCAATTTTTAATAACGGTTTTGATTGCATTAGTAACTTCTTTTGTATTCTCACTTTCAAGGGCAAGAACAAGAAGTTTTTCTTCTCTTACTAAAAATGGTCTATATCTAATCGATTCTCCAGTTGATGGCAATTCCAACTCATAAGTTGGTGTAGAAATCTTTGGTAAAGGCATAATCTCCTATACAATTCAGGTGTTTTATTTATTACGCAATCCCAGAGGTTCCGGGAGGTCCAAAATCACCAACTGGTGCGTTAGTAGCATTTGGTGCAAAAGAGTCATAAGTAAATGTGTTTGGTAAATTTCTTAAACTATCATTAAAATATTGAGTTCCGTCCAATGCTGTTGCTGTAGTATATAACTCAGGAACTCCTGGAGTAAATGGATAAGAAGGATTTAAAGCACCTCCATTTATTGCAGCTTGTCCTGCAGTATCTCCTATAATAGGAGGTTTTCTAGTTGTATTTTGATAAGAAGCACTAAACCTATTATCCATTACATACCTAATGTAAGAAAAAGAAACAGTAACTTTCAATAAATCACTTGCATCATAAGATATTGGAGTCGAAACTATATTAATTGGAAATGCTTGAATAAATTGATATGAAAGTGTAGGTCTAGAAGAAGTTTTACTTACATCTTTTTCAAATTTAATAAGATGAATATCACTCTTATATCTTTTTGGATATTGCATTCTATAAAACGTCGCAGGATTTTTATACTGCTCTGATGTAAAATATTCCCCTTCACCGACAATAAAATTAATCCATCCCTGGAAATATTTAATAACTGCATATTCATGATCGACATAAAAAGTCAAATCAATCGTATCATCGTAAATTCTACGATACACCATTTTTTCAGTGGATCCATGATAATCATTATTAACTTCGTGTGTTGCCAAACTAGATCCAGGAAGACTTGCTTCACAACAAGCAAGATTAATCATTTCCTTATGCCTTACTTGACTAACTCCCCTACTAGAAACAAAAGAATTTACGGAGGGGTTTGTCAATACTTCTACCATATAAACAGAAGTCTGCGCCGGACGCATCAATTTCTGTTTAATTTCCGAAACCTTATAATGCTTTGCTACAGCTCCTGCCATTAGGATAAATATTTTATTATATATTATGTAGTCAGGATATGAGGGATCGAGAAAGTAAATATCATCAAGGAAGATTTCATCCACAAAATCCTCAAAAATATAAAGGAGATCCAAGAAATATTATTTACAGAAGTTCTTGGGAACTTCGGTTCATGAGATACTGTGATCGAAAGGTAAATATTTTAGAATGGGGTAGTGAAGAATTTTTTATACCTTATGTCGACCCAACAACAAATAAAGTTAGAAGATATTATCCCGATTTCATTATCAAAGTTCAAGAGCAAAATGGATTGATTAAAAAATATTTAATTGAAGTCAAACCAAAAAAACAAACTAGGCCACCTGTTCGTTCTCCAAAAAAACAAAATAAAACTTATATAACTGAAGCACTAACTTATGAAAAAAATGTTGCTAAATGGAGAGCAGCAAAAGAATGGTGTGATGATAGAAGAATAGAATTCAGAATTATCACAGAAGACGAATTAGGTCTATAAATATACATAAAGAACTTTATCGTCAAAATGTTAATAAGGAATAAATCACATAAAGTTCTTAAACCCCTTGCGCGTAGGGAGAGTTTCTGATGGCAACACCAACATATGGAACAAGAGATGGAACAAGATTTGCAGTAAATGGAGTTCAATACTATACTCTAATTGATTCTTCAGGTCCAACTAGAGGACAAATAACAATAAAAAGTCCAACTGCTCTCGGAAGTCTTCCAGGGGCGGGTGCTGCCCAAGATAGAACAGTTGGTGTAATTCCATTAGATAATGCATTTCGCCCAACACCTGGAAGTGCAACTACGGCTGAAACAGCATATTTTTCGAGTGCTGCTGGTCAAAAAGCAACAAAAAATCAAGCAGTTGTTACCGCACAAAAAGCTGGGGCCCCAGATGCCCAGCAATTAATATTTCCAAATACTGCAGCAGCTCCAGCAGCTCCAGCAGCTCCAGCAGCTCCAAATAATGGAGCAGATCCAGCAGCACAAAATAACGGCAACGCTACTTATGATGCAAATACCAATCCATTTGGAGAAGCAGCAAAAAGATTGAACAATTATGATAGAGGAGATCTTCTTGTTTACCCTTTAAATAGGCAAGGTATTGGTGGAGATTACATTCAATTTGAAATTAAATCATATAAAAAATCTGGATTAGCACCAGCTGGAACGCAAGGATCAGGACGTTTTAGTGTTGCTTTAACTGGAATGGAAGATAGAAAATCAGAAACATTAGCAACTATTTGCCTTCCAATTCAATCCGGAATTGTTGACTCAATGGCAGTCGACTGGGGAAGTGGAGAACTAGATCCAATTACTGCAGCATTTGCAAGTGCTGCTTATAATACAATCACTGCAGCAGGTGCCGCAGGTTCTGGAGATGCAAGTCAGTTTTTTAAGATAATGATGGGCACGAAGGACGATATAGGAAAATCTTTTTCATCGGCTAGTCCAGAATTAAGAGCAATGCTAGTCAATTATTTTACAGAAAGAGCAGTGAATACAAATGGATTACTTTCAAGAACAATCGGAGGAGCAATAAACAATAACCTTGAATTATTATTCAACGGCCCAATGCTCAGAAGTTTTACATTTAACTTTAAACTGACGCCAAGAGAACCAAAAGAAGCAGAGTTGATTAGAGATATTATCAGATACTTTAAAAAGAGTATGGTTCCAGGTCTTTCAAACTCCAAATTATTCTTATTAGCACCAAATGTATTCAAAATAAGATACATTTACACTGGAAAAGGAGATAGAGCAGAAAATCATCCATATTTAAATAGAATTAAGGTAGCAGCATTAAGAGATTTTTCTGTTAATTACTCACCAGATGGAAATTATATGACGTATGATGGTCCAAATGGACTTGGAGCAGGATCAATGACTCAATATGATTTAAGTATGAGTTTTGGAGAGATTGATCCTATCTACGAACCAGATTATGAAAAGGGTGATGGTAAAACGGGAATGGGATGGTAAAAAATGGCATACTACTTTAGATACATACCAAATTTAGAATATATTAATAGAAATGAATCTCAGGATCAAATATCAAATTATACAAGAACAAAAAATTTATTCAAAAGGGGTAAAATTAGAGATGATATTTTTGGAAATCTAATCTTTTTTGAAAAATATAATATCATCGGAGATGAAAGACCTGATATTATTGCAGAAAAAATTTATGGAGATGCTTCTTTAGATTGGATCGTTCTTTTATCAAATAATATTGTCAATGTGTATGATGAGTGGCCAATGTCTCAAGAATCCTTTGACAAATATTTGTTAGAAAAATATAATACTTATGATGTTGTTTATGGTACTCATCATTATGAGACCATAGAAGTTAAAGATAGTTCTGGAAATATTATTGTTAAATCTGGACTAGTTGTTCCATCATCATTTAGTGTCAGATATTTTGATTATGATTTAGGACAAGATAAGCAACTACTTAATATAACTGTTGCGATTTCCAACTATGATTATGAAGTAAGAATCGAAGAGAAAAAAAGAAACATTTTCTTGCTTAAATCGGATTATGTTCCTGTTGTTATGAATGATATGGAAAATATAATGCCATATAAAGAGGGTGGAGATCAATACATTGACCCCACCCTTAAGAGAGTTGATAATATCAGACTTTACGAGAACTAATCACTCCTCAGCAAGACGCTTAAAGTAGCTCATTGCATCATCTTCATCCTCATCATCGACAGAAGAAATACGGTTGAGTTCTTCTTTCATACTCTGAGGAACTGGAGGAGCAGATTTACTCTTCCGATAAGAAGCTTCAAGTTCTTCCATTACATTCTCTTCAGAAGAACGCTTAGGCATATAAGATTCATACTCTTCCTCTTCATCAGCGGAAGAAGTCTTAGGAGCAACTTTACCTACACCAAGAACATAGTTCAGGCGCTTCTCAAGTTCTTCATAAGTTTTGAACTGATCTGGAGCAATGAGTGCTGAAAGAGAATACTCTTTCTTCCAGATTGCTTCCATTGCATCGTCATCATCAAGAAGAGGACCAGGAGAATCAAACTCGGATTTATCGTAGTTCCAATAACCTTCAACCTTACGAATTTTCAGGCGGAAGTTTGCTCCACCCCAAAAATCAAACGGGTTGATAGGAGTCTCATCTTCAAATTCTGGTTGCATTGCATTCAGAATTTTATCAAAGATTTTCTTACCGAACTTAAACAGGAAGACCTTACCTTCGTTCTCAGGGTTGGC